GTCTTATGACGGGAGCAGCTGAGTTGCTGGATAACCCAAGCGAACCTCTGTACCCTCACAAGGGATCCAGAGTATGCCGCCTAATCTTCCTAACTCCTCGTCCCAAGGGAAGACCCATACCGGGACCGACGTGCCTGGCGTCGCTAAAGATCTAAGGTCTAACATCAGCCAAACCCATGAAAGAAATTAAGAACAAACCAAAGAATCCGTTCCTTGAATGGAACCAAATCCTCTGGGTTCTTAAGAACTTCGTGGGCGTGACTGATCCTGAAATGCTAAAGGGTCTCCGGCTTCTTTACAAGGCAATAGTGTCTTATAACGAAACCAGAGGTCCAGTCTGATGCTCTGATCGTATCAAATTGATACGATTAGAGTTAACCAGACGCTTAGCAGGACAGGATAAGTTAGAGAGACCAGATTTCGCCAGGTGTAGAGATGGTATGCCCAAAGTCCTAACTCCTTATCTTAGAAATAAGCTAAGAAGTAAAGACCTCGGAGCTTATCAAGCTGTATTTACAGTCTTGACATCTACCAGATCTATACTTGGAGGAAAACCGGTCGACACTCTTCCCCTAGAGAAAGAGTCCTCTTATAAGTCCCTTCCTGATCTCGCACTGATCGATGGCTTTATGTCCAAATGGAACATAAAACCAATAGACTTTGCTTGAGAACAGTTTCATATGTCTGTTAAGGCGGGTCCAAATGGACCTGCTTTAAATACCTCATTACATGACTTTCTTGCGTTAACCCCTAGACAGAAACAACTTGTTTCTGAACTAGGAGGTCCGCAATTGGCCATGGTCATGAGGCATTTAGATATATGAAAAGGTTCCGGATTGATAGAAAGACTGTGTCCCAGTTTTCATAAGATGCCAAAGACTCTAAATTCGGCTAAACTGTCAGTTAAACCTGATAGGGAAGCTAAATCTAGAATATTTGGTATCCTTGACTACTGAACACAGACTTGTCTTAAACCTCTTCACTTAGAACTGTTTAAGGTTCTTAAGAGAATCGGTCCAGACAAGACCTTCGCTCAGACGTCTCTCCTTACGGAGTTTCGCCCGGACGAAGGACATTCCTATCATTCCGTTGACTTATCTTCAGCTACGGATAGATTTCCTATTCTTTTACAAGAGCAGGTTCTATCCAGGCTAATAGGTCCTAACAAGGCATCCCAGTGAAGGGAGCTCTTGACAGATAGAGAATTCCAATTGGGTAACCGTTCCATACGTTATGGAGCCGGCCAACCAATGGGAGCTCTATCATCTTGAGCAACCTTCACACTATGTCATCACTTTATAGTTTACGTTGCCGCCAG